GAAGTTTCTTTTTCATCTTAAACCTGTCAATTATCCACCAGATTAATAAGCCGCCACCAGTAAGCAGCATTGCTGCGCCGCCAACATAGTCTTTAATGTAAAACCGGTGAAAGCCGCCAACTCCGAAAAAAGCATGTAAGTGTTTCATCTTTTCCCAGCTTCTAATTTTACGGCTGCAACGCCGGAAGATGATTTCCCGCTGCTCCGGCGTAAGCTTTGCCAAAGCATTTATGCAAAGTTCGTCTAAAGCGTCTTCATAGTCGCTAAACTTGCCAAGCGGATGTTGCGGCTTTACTTCCTTGAGCGGTGGAAGTTTAGCGTCAACATTGCCAAACGACATTCTTAAATAGTCCAATCCTTTCATTTCCTGACCCCCTAACTGATTACTCAAAAGCGTAACCGTTTTTTTCTAAAAGCGGATATCCTTCATCATCTTTGCTGGTACACAACTTGCCATTAAGATTTTTCGGCACGTCGCTGATTATTTTCTGCGCTCGCAGAAGCGAATATCCTACACTTTTGTCACGCTCTTTAAAAAACTTTTTCGCCAGTGCTCTGGCCTCGCTGTAGTTGTAAGCGAATGTTACTACACTTTCTAGGTCTTCACGGTTGGCCACGCTCACGCAGTAAGCGTTTACGTAGTCATACTGTTTTATCATTGGCAACTTTACATCACCTCACAATCATACCTGAACGCCATATGTCGCGCTCAACAATAACCTCTGCCAGTGCCCCGCCGTAACTCCACCCAAAAGAGATAACAGCTGCGGCTGCTGCCAGCATAATAATTGCCAGACAAACTAACAAAAACATCTCTTTTTTCTTCATTCAATCCACCTTACTAATAAATATACAAGCCATATTCCATACAGGATAAATATAGCAGCCGCTATATCACAGCTTAATATTTTTCGTGTCTTCTGTATTATTATTCTTTTATTCGGGCTCATCTATTGTTCCCCCTTTCTTTGCCTATATTATATACCCCCCTATGTACATTGTCAACACTTTTGCTTTAAATTTTTCTCCCTGTCGATATATTCACTATATCCCGGCTCGTCTTCCAGTCCCTCGAAAAACTCTGAAACAGTCATTCCCAAGCCATTAGCAACTTTAGCGATATTTTTCATCGACAATGTTTCTGTTCTGCCTACTTCAAACTTGGACAGTGTGCCATATCTTACACCCGAACGTCGTGCAAGTTCAGCAGGCCAAATACCTTTCTTGCTGTATTCGCTGTAAATCTTCTTAATTATAAACCGATTAAGCGGTGTAGCTGCTTCCAGCTTCTTTAGTAGTAACTTTCTGCCTGCTGTCCACTTGGGCAGGACTTTGAAAGTATCTTCATATTTTCTCTCTTGATTCATCTTTTGCACTCTCCTTGCGTGTATCTACATAAGTATATATTAATACACTATAGTGCATTTGTCCACAGGCTTTAATGGTTTTTGATGTCCCTGTTTGAGCTGGCAGGCAGAGATACCCCTTACCACGAAAAAGACAAATGTATATATGTCTTAATCGCGTAAGATAAGAGGTTTTCTATAAGTATAGGCTAGGGAGTCCCCGCCGTCGCTGTATAGTTTTTTTGGCAAATACTGCATATCATCACTTCTCTACGTCCTAGCTCCATGCTTTCCCCCCGTGCTTTTGCACCCGTAGCCGCCAGCCGTGCAATTTATAGGGTATGGCTCCCTAACCGCTGCACACGGTACCACGATAGGCCTTTGCCGTCTCGCCTGTATAGGCCCTTTATCATAACCTATACAGCACATATACTTATATTCGCGCTCGTATATGCGGGGCAACGATTTTATGTACTTGGCACGTTGCAGGACCAACAGTTTTTTATACTAGGTCTGTGTACGCCTAGTCGCTGTTAAGCGGTTTCTGTTATTTAGTTTTAGATAAAGTCGCCATTTTCTTTTATATAATTGTTGACAAGGTATGTTGATATTGATAGAATAGTTACAGAAGCTTAAACCGTCTGTATTTTGGCAAAGCTAAAGCCGGCCACATGATTCAGATTTTTTTAAATCTAGTTCATGCAGCTTGATACATCGGTTTGAAGTTTTAAATGTCTAGCGAGCATTTTAAAACGGCTTCTATTTTTTTTGCCTTCTTTGATTATAGTCGCTTCCGCCGGAAGCGTCAATCTTAAATTTTAGCGAATTGCTTCCCCCCCAGCTCCTGAAAGCTAGGTTTTACGCCGTTTTTCGCGGATTTTCTTACACGAAAAAAATTTATATTGACACTGCCACGGTTTGGGGTTAAAATTTACTTGTGCAACTCCTAATAAATATATCGTTCTTCAATTAGTCTGCGCTTTGATACAGGGACCCAGAACAAGGGTAGTATAAAGCGGTGTTCCAGACGGGGAAAGCGCCATCTCTGGTTCGTACTCGGAGAATGGCGCTTTTCTTTTTATGTGTTATATTAATAACGGTAGCTAACTTGTCTGCCTCTCTCCCTTCATTTTTTTTCATTCTTCCTCCGGTATAATCTCGGCTGCTTGTCGGTCGGGATTATATTTTAAAATTTATTTTATACCCCCTCTTGATTATTTGGTATTAAAGTTGTATAATCATATCAAAGGCAGGTGAATGATTTGAATAAAGTAAGTAAAAAATGGATATGGATAGGCTTGCTGTGCGTGGCCTATGATAGTTTTATCGCTCGGCCGTTCTGGCGTGTGATTGACGCTTTGGCCGATGTATTGTTTTTTATATTAAATCCAAGTCGTGTATATGAACCTGAATTCTGGCTGTTTGTATTGATTCTAGTGTTGGGGGTGTTCTGATGTTAGTATGTCTTCGGCACATGGATAAAAACAAAAAGCCTTATGGACCTAATGAAGTCTACGTTGTGAACTCGCTCCAAAAGTTTGTTGCGCTTGTGATGAACGAAAAAATAGGCTGCACCTTCCGTCAGCTGTGTGAAGAATACGGCATAGCGGGGCAGGATTCCCCGCCGCCGGATGTTTACGCAATGGCGATTAAAGAAGCTTACTACCATCACGGCATTGAATTAAAAATATCAAATAAAGGGTAGGTGATTGTTTTGACTGATGAAATCAAGTTTCCGCTGTTGAAAGCCAGTGATATAGATGTTCGTATCGACGACTTGCGGGAGATACACTATAACGGCAGCTCGTACATTAAATGTCGGCTGCTGCTTTATAAAAACGCCCGCGTTGATATGAAGTATCTCGATTCAATGTTTGGCCCGATGAACTGGCAGCGCAAACACACGCTGATAAACAACGAGCTTTTCTGTTCGATTGAGGTATGGGACCACGACAAAAAATGTTGGGTCTGCAAGGAAGATGTAGGCGTAGCGTCCAACTATCAGGCAGAAAAAGGCCGTGCGTCTGACTGCTTCAAGAGGGCCGCTGTAAATTGGGGTTCTGGTCGAGAACTTTATACAGCGCCGAATATCACATTTAACTTGGCCCAGAACGAAGCGTCTATAGACGGTAAAAAAATTAAGGTCGCGTTTGGGGTAAGCTTCCACGTTGGGCATATCGCCTATAATGAAGATAGAGAGATTACAGAACTTGTTATTCTGGACGCCCACGGCTACGGCCGTTTCTTCTATCCGGCCAGTTTAAAAGCGTCTTATCTAGAGCAGCACCCGGAAGCGGCACAAGCACCTGTACAATATACTCAAAAACCTGTACAGAACGCACAGGCTGCCCCTAGAGGCGTCCAACCGTCCCCACAAGGGCAATCACAAGCGCGGCAGGTTACGCAACCATCTAGCGGCAATTCTGGCGCTGTAAATGTCAGAAGCGCGCCTAGTCCGTATATGTGCCTAAGTTGTGGCGTTGAGATATCGCAAACTGTGCGCAGGATATCCGTAGAAAAGACAGGTAAGGCGCTTTGCATGTCTTGCCGGAATAAAGCATTATCGAATAAATAAGGAGTGATTTAAGTGTTTATAGCAGGTTGTGTCTGCGAAAACTGCGGTAAATTATTAAAAACGAAATTTACTACCATGGGAAAACTGATAACCTTTGCCCGTGATTCTGGCTGGTCGGTTTCTAATCACCGCCAAGGACCGGACGGGAAGCGAATGTATACATACTGTGATGACTGCCGCCAACCGGGTATAGGTCGGCCATTGGGTCGGAAGAAATAAAGAAATAATAAAACCCCTCGAATTCGAGGGGTTTTATTTATGCCGTTTTCATTTGACTTCTGCCTTTATATTAATTCGATTACGCAGAAAGGATAGCACGTTTTCCTGTAACCAGTAATACCGTGTACCCCTGCTGCTATATAGTACCTTGTGCGGCACATCTTCCCGAAGGTCTTTTTGTAGCTCCTTATAGCGCTTTCTAAAGCGTTTTACGGTTATATCAGGCTCGAACGTATTAAGAAAGTGCCTAATCAATCGCCCAGCCTGTACGCCAGATATAAAGTCCATTTTTTGAAGCTCTTTCCGGCGTTGTATCTGTTCTTTGTAATCATAGTTACGCAAGCTTACCACTCTCCCCAGATAGATTCTATCCGCTTATTCTCCCGGTCCTGATAGTCTAAGTATTCTTCTAGCAGGTCCTTGTCGCTACAGGCTTTCATCTCTGCGCGCAGCTTTTTCATTGCGCTTTGACCGGGGGGGCTTTCAATGCCATAGACGCGCGTCACGGATTGCGCTAGCAAATAGGCGTCGTAGGTTTTTTCAAATAGTTTGGCTTTACTTTCTGCGGTAATCATGGCGCCTCTCTCCTATTGGTTTTCAAAGTATCCCGGCTTATACTCCCGTTGCAGCCAGTGATAAAACGACAGTTCGCATGTGTGAAATGCCTCGTTGTTGGGGTTTACCATACGTTCATTGCAAACATCGCGTATAGGGCATTCAAAACAATCCTCCATAGTTACTAGGTTTGACAAAAATGTCCCCAGCTCTTCCGGGGACATTGTACGTATCTTGTCCAAGTTAGTCATACTACTTACCATCCTTCCCTGCGCATTCTTTGCAAAGTGCCCCTCTGGTATCAATCAGTACAACGGTATCTATATCAACCATTTTTCCACATTTATAGCATGATACGCTCCATCCGTGCGCTAAAAATGCTTCATCGGGCACTTTCCCGTTTTCCCAATATTTATCAGCCCACGGCAGCCGCTCAACTTTGACGTCTATAAAACGTTCGCCCATTATGTCTGCAAACGCTGCCTTGGCTTGTCCGGCCGTGTTTGCAAATGTAATTTCTGATTCTGCGTCGTCTCCTACGTATGCGTAAACCTTTAGTTTCATTGTTCATCACGTCCTTTGTTCAGCCGTTGGCCGCAAAACTCACAGTAAAAAGTATCGTTATAAAAATATCCTATATCATCATCATAGCCAAGAATTGTTTTACAGTGCGGGCATACAATTTCCCCGTCCAATAACATATCAATAGTCATTGGAACGTTTAATACTCTGCTGACTGCTCCTGCGCATTTATCGCAGAAAACAATGGTATTTGCGGCATTACTACCGTCGGCAGCCACTCGAAGCGTTTTTACATTCTCCCTCGAGTGGCAAATATAACATTCTTCATCATATTTAACTTTTACATACTCAATCAATATAAACACATCCTGTCATCTACTGTGTACCACTTCATACAGCCGATATACATTAATCCCAACAGTTTAGTTTCTTTTATGGGCTCGACGCTGCGCCTAATGGTAGCCTTACGACGTATCTTTACGCAGCGTCCCCTAAAGTTTCTGACTGTCATTATTCCGGCGTCGCTTTCCATGAGCAGCCGCTCTATTTCTTGACTGTTTTCTATATATAAATCATTGGGAAAAAGATAGTAAAACTGCCGAACGATATCGCTGTTATGATAAACTTTCTTTTTAAAGTCAGCCTTAAAGTCTGACATACTTATTTTTATTTCAACTTCAGACACGTAACGACGCTTATTAATGTAAATCAAATCAGCTTCATACCTAGCCCCGAGACTTCCCATTGTGATGTTGGGCAATACTAAGTTGTTGTTGAGCAATCCGTATTGATAGGCGAAAAACTTTTGTATCTCTGTTTCAGTCATACTTACCTTACCCCGGTACTTCCGAAGCCGCCAGCGCCCCTGTCGGTCTCTGAAAGCTCGTCCACTTCTATAAACTCGATAGCAGGAATAGGCATGATAACCAGCTGACAAACTCGGTCGCCCGGCTTGTATACTTCGCTGTCAGAGTTTTTATAAAATACGGCTGACATTTCGTTCCTAAAATCAGAGTCGATGACGCCAACAGCGTTTGACATAGATAAACCTTGTTTTATTATGCTGCTACGAGGAAAAATTAAACCAACATACCCTTCTGGTATTTCTACAGCTATGCCCGTATGATACTTGATAACGTTATGTGGTAACTCTTCGACGCTTACAGCGTACAAATCATACCCGGCGGCACTTTTGGTTCCGTGGTATGGCGTTTTTGCGTCCGGGTGTGTTCTTTTGAATTTAATTTGCATTTTATCACTTCCTTTTGTTTTTATAAAGCGACCCGTAAGAATATCTCTTGTCGGCGCCTTCATTAAATTATGAAGGCGCCTATGTTCTGCGCGGGTAACAATTTGTAAATTAGTGAACTCGTTGTTATTATGATTGCCGTCGATATGGTGGACGTATAGGTGCTTTTTTAGATAAAGTTTGCCGTTTACTTCATCAAAAAACTTTCGTTCAAAATGTTCTGCATATATTTCAACGATACGTCTATGTAATCTGACTCGACCGCTCTTGTTCGCATACGGATTGTCAGGGCAATATACCCATATATCACACTGACTGCCGTTTTTCTTTGGCAAAGGTTTGTTTTTAAAAGACGAATTTTTGTTGCCTTTTAATCCATATTGATGATTGCCTTTTCCTGTCATGTATAAGCTGCGATACTTTTTGTTACATTCTCGCGAGCAACACGCCAACAGCTTCATTTTTGCAAGTCTGCTTTGCTTTACGTGAAATTTCTTTCCGCAAATTGGGCAAGTACAATTCAGATTTTGCTTGTTTGTCCATTCTCCAGCGCATTTTTTAGAACAGAAGTTATGTTTTGCTTTTAACCTTTGTCTGTGAAAAATTTTAGTATCACATCCACAGTTTTCGCATTTTATGATTTTTAAATGACTCATTTCAAAATATGGTCCATAACTACAGTGGTGTCATGTCTCGCGTAGCAATCCCACGCAGCATCTGTTCTATGTGCTTTAGTTGGCATTTTTCCGCCCGGTAGTAGTTTAATTTTGATTTCCATTTTTTCATCATCCTTTCTGATAGTCTTCATTGATTAATCAGCCTTATAACTTGGACTTTCTTCAACTTCCATTTGTCAGGACTTCTGGAAAGAATGCCGCAGTTGTTATCGTCACTCTGAACAAAAAACGGGCAATCTGTACAGACTTTGTATTTAGCACATTCATCCTGAATGGTTTTCAAAGCGTCTAACAGTTTTTCATAGTCAATCATTTTTCTTCCACCTTTATATTAGTGACATCATAAATACATTGTTCAATAGCTTCGCAATCATCTGCTATATAGGCATTTACTATTTCGTCATAAATAGCAGATTCCGTGGCGTCGTCTTCGACTTTTACGGTTACTAAAAAACGATTCTTCTCAATGACTTCTGCTGTAACTTTTTTCATCTTATACACTCTCCTTGTCGTATGGTGCTATATATCCATATCCAAGACGCTTTTTCTTTCCTCTGCGTCCATAGCAGCAGAATTCTTCGTCTTTCAGTACGTTAAAACGTATTTCACGCCATAAAGCAACTTTTTGCCGTTGGATAATTCGCCTAGCAAAGTAACATATCTAACGCCGCAAGTTGGCTCTCCTATGCTCACTACTTTATAAATTGTGCTCTGTGGACCAGCTATGCCTATGCCCTTGTTATTTATGGCGTACTTCCCGACTTCAAACTTTTTCATCATTGTTGTTCTCCTCGTCTAAACGTCTTTTAAAATAGTTAAGTTCTGATTGCAGATATGCTATCTTGTTTTTTAAAATCTGTTTGCGCGCCGCCGGAATGTCTTTTTCATTGAATACATAAATACACTTGTCGCTGTAAGGCCGTATTCCTAAATTTACAAATGTTTGTTCGCTATCTTCTATATAGTCGCCTAAATATAAATATTGGTCCGCACGAACTGCAAGTTTTAGTAAATATCCGCCGCCCTCTGTCCCATCTATTTTTGATAGGCGTTGTCCAACTTTATATTTTTTGACCACTACACAAGGGATGTCATATCCTTCTAATGTAACTTTATAAATGATATCGCCCGTTTTTAGCATTTCTCGGCCTCTTTCTTTAAGAAATGACGTTTCAACCAGTAACCGTTATTAAGGTTGGTAACAATCCAGTTTAACAGGTCGTTTTCATTGTAGTACCAGCGTAAAGTACCATATACGTCTACTGGTTCGGCTAACACATAGTTTTTAGCGTTGTCCATCAAGTGTTGATAAAGCTTGTGCCAGTTATAGGCGCATAAGTCCGGAATAACTTGCATACGCTCCCTAATCCTTTTCCCGGCCATAACTCCGGAGATGTAGCCCTGCTTCTTTAGCTCCTTGATTCTTTCATCTGGTGAAATCATTATATCTCTCCTTTCTTTTTATCCCGTTCGAGAACAGCTACATAGTCACGGCCATCGTGAAAAACATTTACGATACTCCACCTGTTAAGGTCATATGTTTCGTTAATGGTTCTAATAAGCTGTTCAATCCACCGGTGCGTTAAACACGTATATACTTTACCCATTCGCCTTTCTCCCATCTCTACGATTCCAGCCCTTTACGGCCAGCTCAATAGCTTTACTGATTGCTTTCATTCGCCCCGGATATCCGCTTGCAGCATGGTTATACTCAACGTCCGGCATGGGTCCACATGCGTCACATTCTTTGCATTTTACAAACGCATGGACGCCTTCTGAATAAATATAGCCATCGTCCGGCTTGCTGTGGATAAGCACCCCTTCACCGTCACAGAAAGGGCACGTTTTAAGTTTTATATCTTTAAGCTTCATTTTCTTTTGACTTCTTCCCAAAGCTTTAGGCACCGTGAAACATTTTTTCTCGCCGCTTCTTCGGTTTTGTAAACGCCGATGTATTTACATAGCAAAAGGTCTTCTGCACACCCAGTAAAGTTTGCGTATATTACATTGCCGCTCGGACTGATGTAGTAATAATCTTCTTCGACTACTGGATAAAAAGGCTTCTTTTTAACTAAGTAGTTTTCCCGTAACAGGTCGATAAGCGCAGCTTCTAAAAGCATAGCAGGCGGTTTATCTTTTTCGTTCATTACGGCAGCTGTTAATATTCCGCCGTCAACGTCTTCTATCTTGTAACGGTCAGCACAGCCGATTAGTACCCTATTCCCATCCATGTTCTCTATAAAAAATTCTTCGTTGACTGATAGCTCGTTGTCGGCCATAAATTGATTGATATACTTACCTAACATCTTTTCACCTCATTTTTTTACTTGCTGTTTTAAAGCTGAATACTTCTTGTTGAGCTTGGCCAGTCGATACCGTTCGGCGTTCAAGTTCTGGCAGATGTTTTTGACCAGTTCGGCCGGAAGCTCAACTTGTGCGTTCTCCCCGAAGTTTCTAACTGCTGTTTTAGCTCGGTTTATAACGCCCTGAATTATATCGCTTTTTACTTGCACGTAATCACTCCTTTCTATGTTCTATGCCTATATTATATACCCCCCCTCTGTATATTGTCAACACTTTTATTTCGCCTTTACATAAAAAAGCCCCCGAATTTCGGGGCCTTTTCTTTATTCGCTTTCTGGCCAGATGTTTGGCCAGACGATAGCTATAACATCCTTTACCGTTTCGGCCGCTTCCACCTTGTTACGCAGCGCATAGAAGGTGTTATACGCTTCCGTCTGCTCGTTGCTGCTTATGAGCAGTACGCTTTCAAAGTCGGACTTCGACAACATCACCCATACACTGTTACCTTCTTCGTCTTTGACTCCAAAGCCCTGCTCTCCCTTGATTTGAGCAACGCTATAGGCCGAATTGAATTTATTAATGTCCGCGGCTGTGCGGTCGAAGTAAAATGTCCTGTCGCCCTGCTTGTACCTCGTCGGCTTATCACGCAGGAGCTCATAAATCCCGTTACAATATACACTATTCTTCAATTAGCTTCCAACCTGCAGGATATCCATCAGGACTCCATACATTGTTGTCAATCAAACTTTCGTATACCTTGCCATTGTAACGCACTTTATCACCTTTCATATAGGGATTGGTTGAAGATGGTTGTTCCCAATCTAATATTTCTCCCTCACTTGTCAGCACTTTTGCAAATAAAGAGGGCGCAGAAGTTGGTGTCCATCCTTCTTGAGATGTATGATTTTGTAATACTTTATAAAGTACATCATTATATAATACTTTATCGCCTTTTACATACTCTTTATTATTACCATTCCAATGTGGAAATAATTCAGGTACTTTTAATGCCGCTCCATCACTAATAGAACGCAGTTTAGTTTGATAAGTATTCTTTATTTCTACTAAATCGTCATCTGCTAATAACATCATCATAGCATTTACTACTAAAGTTTGTAATTCATTTTTTGCTTCCACCGCTTCTTGTTCATCTAACTCATCTTGTGTCTGTTTTGGTGCATAACCTTTTAAGTACCATTGCCCATCATGTGCTTCTTCTACTTCCATTTCTACCATTCCAATGGACTTATAATAATCTATGTCAGTTCCAATACCAACACTTACTTTTTTAATTTCATCGTCAATAATCTGTGCATATTTAATCATTTACTTACCCCCCCTACATGGATAAAATGCTAAAATACTATTGGAATATGCTCTTGCGACATCTCCCCTATGAACAGGTAACAAAAACTCTTGCCAGTTCGGGCCGTCTGCGCTATCCCACGCATATATAATACCAACACCATTTATATTTGCATACCAACCATTATCATCATAATCATAACCATTAAAACGTAACCACCCATCACTCGGCGCAGTATAAGTTTTAGCATTTACAGATATACCAGCAGAATAATTAGGCATAAATGAACCTGCCGATGAAGGTACTTCATCCGCACTCACTAACCTCTTAAATGCTACTGTATCAAGTTCAGCATTTGCATTAGTGCCACGATAATAAATATGGCCCTCAGGTTGAGCAATAAATAATTGAAATGCTTCACTGCTTCCCGTATATGGTTCAGACGCAGGAATATTTATAAGTTGTCC